GTAAGGAAGCTTTTGACCAACGTATAGAGCGTTCTTTAGCTCAAAAAGCGATTGGTTATGAACGCCCAGTGGTAAAGACTACGACATTTGAAAATGAAGATGGCGGCACGACCGTTTCAACAGTGGAATACGTAGAGCATGTCCCGCCTGACACAACGGCCTGTATCTTCTGGCTCAAAAACCGCAAGCCGAAAGAATGGCGGGACCGGCATGAATTTAGCGGGGACCCGGAAAATCCGCTCCAAATTGTCCATGCTGTCCAGCTTATCGTTACCGACTCTCGGGAAGACTGGGACAAAATTGCTGCCGATAGGGATCGCCTCTGTCTTCCTGCCCCTGAAGGAAGCGGCGAGGTATAAGGGCGCACACGGCGGTCGCGGTAGCGGCAAGTCGCATTTCTTTGCCGAGCAGCTAATCATTCATTGTCTTGAGCATCCCGGCTTACGCGCCGTGTGCCTGCGTGAAGTTCAGCAGTCTTTGAAACAATCTTCCAAGCTTTTGCTCGAAGACAAGATTGTCTTGTTCAGGGTGGGAAACCAGTTCCGTGTGCTGGAGGATCGTATAGAGACGCCCGGCGACGGTATCATTATCTTTCAGGGCATGCAGAATCACACGGCCGAGTCGATCAAGTCGCTGGAAGGTTACGACATCGCTTGGTTTGACGAAGCGCATCGCGCTAGTAAATTCTCGTTAGGTCTTTTGCGCCCCACGCTTCGTAAGCAGCACTCGCAGTTGTGGTTCTCCTGGAACCCAAATAGTGATTCCGATCCAGTTGAAGAATTGCTGCGTGGTCCGGAGCGACCTAAAGACTCGATCGTCGTCGAGGCCAACTATTCCGATAACCCGTTGTTCCCCGACGTGCTCCGCGAGGAGATGGAGTACGACAAGCGCCGCGATCCTGACCGCTACGCCCATGTCTGGATGGGCAAGTACCAAGTGGCGAGTGAGGCAAGAGTATTTAGGAACTGGAGGATCGAGGAGTTTGAGACGCCGAGGGACGCCAGGTTCTACATGGGAGCTGACTGGGGGTTCGCGGTCGACCCTACAGTGCTTGTCCGCTGTTTCATCAGCGGTCGCACCTTATTTGTCGACTTTGAAGCTTGGAAGGTTGGCTGTGACATCGACCACACTCCGGCGTTGTTCGCCGGCGGCAGCAGCGAGTGGCAGAACCCGTACGGCTGGCAGGGCATCCCCGGCGCGCACGACTGGCCGATCATCGCGGACTCGTCTAACCCGCAGGCGATCAGCTACCTGAAGCGCTTCGGCTTCAACATTGAGCCGGCAATAAAAGGTGTAGGAAGCATTGAGGAAGGAATTACGTTTCTAAAAAGCTACGATATTGTCGTGCATCCTAGGTGCAAGCATGTTGCTGATGAGCTGGCAACGTATAGCTACGAAACCGATAAGAAGACTGAAGAAGTCTTACCCAAGCTTGCGGATAAGAAGAATCACTGTGTGGCAGAAGGCACACTGGTGACTTGTGAGCGTGGCGATGTCCCTATCGAGCAGGTGACGACTAAGGACAGCGTGTTGACGCGTGGCGGTTACCGGCGTGTGTTGTTTGTTGGGCAGACTGACGTCCAGCGTGAGACGTTGTTGGTTCGCACGACCGCTGGATCTGTGCGCTGTACGCCGGACCACAAAATTTACACGAGTAGAGGGTTTACGCGGGCTGATGCACTAAGCGGCGAGCTTCGAAGGTTGATGATGTCGAGCGAATCTGCGTTGAGTGTGATAAACATTTCTGGCGGAACAAGTACACACAGACACAAACTTGTTCACGGTCGTGTGCTAACCGTTACCGATGGCGGCATCGCCGAGCGGGTTTATGATTTGACTGTTGAGGGTGACCACGAGTTCTTTGCTGGTGGCGTGCTGGTTCATAATTGCATAGACTCGCTGCGCTACGCGGTGGAGAACGAGCGCCGCGCCACCTACGACAGCTCGCTTAGCTGGGTAGGATATCCCACGATCGAGGAGCGCAAGAAGACGGGAGAGCTGGAGGACCCGACCGTGCCGCCGCACTTCGTGCCGGGGCGACTGGCCCGCATCGACTGGAACGCAAGAGGACGTTGATGACGATGAAGTCGCGCACTCCTGAGCGGGTAGCAGCATGAACAAGCACGACCACGACAAAATCATGGACCTGTGGGTCAACGGCATGTCGTCGCGCGAGATCGCGGACATCATTGGCTCATCCATAACGGCGTCACTGGTTTCCAGCATCGTCTCGTCTCACCGCCAGGATGGCGATCTCCGCGCGCTGCGCTGGGACGATCCGCGCCGCAGGGCCGGCGTCAGGATCGCGGAGCTAGGCTCCACTCCAGTTAACCCAGTAGGAACGAGAGAGCGCCGCAAGCTCGATGCCAACTCCGTGGGTAATGATCTGCCATTCCCGTGTGACCGCCCGATCAACGTTGGCTACTTGGACCGGCTGCTGGAGAAGCTAATCGAGGTGCACGGCGAGCCGCGCGAGGACCTGTTTGCAGGCGCGTGACTACTAGACAAAAAATGGGAAGAGGTGTCATGATTGTGGTGCGCCCCCGGCAAGCTATCCTGTGGCGAAGGAGAAGAAGCATGTTCGACAGAGTAGCCGCCATCACATTTTTCTTCATACAAATCGCCCTGTGCGGGTACGTGCTGTATTGCTTAAGAGGCATGTATTCATGATTGTGGTGTCGAAGCGAAATCTAGTTGCGCTGCTCGGCCTCGCGCCGATTTCTGTGGCAGCTGCTTCTATACAGCCGGAGAACTTCAACCGCAACATCGGCGACAGCCCGTCTGACCAGCCGTCGCCGGGTGTCAGCCACCTGCGTGTCACCAAGTATGATCCAGAGAAGATGGCGCAGACGTTCGAGAAGCTGGCGCATGAGATCAGGACGAAGGGCGTCGCGATCAGCCGCTTCCATATCGGTTGCACGGCTGTGGGGGACGACCACTCAGACGAGCACGTCGTCGAGCTACCGGCGACTTGGACGCCGGCGCAGATGCGCGAGTTTCATCGCTGGTGGCGCGACACGCCACCTGGACCTGGGCGCGTGCTGCCGTGCGGTGCGCGGATAGTCCGTGACTACGACGGCCAGTGGCTGACGCAGACGCTGACCATCGACCTTGAGATGCATCACAAGGACGAGCCGGCGTGAGCTTAGAACGTGTAGACATCGCCGGATCCGTCAAGTGCAATATCCCCATTGGTACAACGTCGATGTTCTTAAGCAGATTGACGCACTGCTCCATCCCCCACCTGCGGTATGATCGAATGTGGACCATCCTGATCGTCGGCTCCGTCATCACAACCGGCCTGCCGTTCAAGTACACGAGCGACGAGCAGTTCAAGACCGAGGTCGAGTGTCTGGAATACGTGCACGAGCGCGCCGCTGACATGTCGTTCATGGTGCGCACGCTGCTGCTACAGGACGACGGCCTGACGATCAACATCAGGTGCGTGGGCGAGAACAATCGTGTTCAGGGGAGGACAGCGTAATGACACCGCAAGAGCTAACCGCAGCCGAAGCCGCAGAGGATTCCTACTGGGGCTTTGAGGACGCCTTCATCCCGCGCGGCGCCATCGAGGGCATGGCCGAGTGCGTCGGCGAGGCCGCTGACGCCGCGACGCCGCAGACCGCGCCCGCCCGCTTCGCTGCCGGGCAGGCCGCGCTCATGGCCGAGGCGATTAAATCAGGTCACGGCGATCAGATGACGCAGACGATGTCGGCAGCGATCACGACGGCGGTGCTGGTGGCTGTGGCGCAGGTCAGGGCACAAATTAAGCAAGCAAAGAGGTAAACAAACATGCAATCAGTTGTCACCATCGTGGCGATGGTCTTCTCATTCCCACACAACTACGTCTCCATGGTCGGGTCGTTTCCTAATATCGTCGCCTGTGGCGGCGGCGGTGCAGACCCATGTTGATCCTGGTAACTGGATCGAGTGCCACATGATGTCCGGCAAGACGCTGAAGTACAAGACGAAGCCGGTGAAGAAGTGATCTCCAGCCGCGTCACCGGCTATTTGCTGTTCATCGCCGTCTGCGCCGTCGCCATTGTCATCCTGCTCGGCGTGGTGATGATGCACGGCGCGCAGGCTGCTGAGAAGCCGCTGCCGTGTCTGACGACAGAGATCGTGCTGCATGACATCCTGGGCAACGCCGTCGTAGTCAACGTCGAGCTGATCGAGATGCGACGCGCGTTCTCCCACGTGATGGGCGATCCTGACGGCGCAGCTACGACGATCTACTTTAGCAGCGGCAACCACGCCGCCGTCAAGGAGAGCATCGCCGAGATCAACGAGATAATGGGGAGGAGACAATGATCAGGTTAACAGACATTCTTGCAGCTCTCTTGCTAGTCATGTTTGCAAGCAGCGCGTTAGCCGCCGACGACACCGCCAAGAAGAATAAGCAGGGGTGGTTTCTGATCGTGCCGGTCTACAACTGCGGTGAGTGTAAGGAGCGCCAGATGCGCATCATTATGCCGTCCGTCGAGGTTTGTCGCGAGGTTCGCGATCTGAACTCCGGCATGGTCTGCGTGATGCAGGATGACACGAAGGCCAGCAAGCGCAGGGACGACGATTAGGATGACCGTAGAACTAACCCCCAGCGATTTTCTCGATACGTCCGAGGCGCTGCGCAAGATCGCGGCGGCGATCAATGCTGGTGGTGGTGGCGTCACCCCAGCAACAGATAACATGACGTTCTATGTCGATCCAGCTTCAGGGTCAGACACTAATCCAGGAACTTCAGGTAGTCCGTTCAAGACGATCCAACATGCGTTGGACCAGGCGCGAGGTTTTGACTACCAATATAAATACACCGCTGCCGTCCAGCTTCTTGATGGCGTTTATAACGAGGCCAATCAGAACTGGTCTAGCAATTCCCTACCTGGAATTGCTATGCATGGGATAGTCAATGCCGCGCTTTTTGCTAATCTTGCCCCGTCTGTTTCTTTGATTGGCAACCCAACAATCCCCGGTAATGTTGTTCTAGATTTTAGCGATGGCAGTGGGTCGCTTTTCATTTTTTCTGGTTTACTTAATGTGTTGGCCATTGGTGGATTCCATCTGAAAATATCTGGAGCAAATGGAACAACAATATTAATCAATAACTCTGTCGTAGAGATTGTCTATCCACTGGAAATTGAATTAATTAGCGGCGCTGGCGGCGCTAAAGTTTTTTCAGTAGAAGCTAGCGCATTTTTTGTTGGGGCTAATATTACGATAAGCGGAACCCCTTTGCCTGGGGACTTTTCAGGTTTTTTTTATATAGTTGGTCCCGCTTACGACACTGCAAATCTAATTATGGCTGGAGGCAACCTAGTCTTTGCAACCTCTATCGATTTTACATCTGGTAAATTTATAAGTCTGGACAGCCAGGCAAGTGTTACTATGGCTACTGCTAACATTGTTAACCCTTCCAACATCGTAGGTCCTGGGTACAACATAACAAATGGTAGTACGCTTTCCACCGATGTTGATCCGACAGCATTTGTTGGAACACAACCAGGTTTTATAGATTCAACAAGTTCATGGACTAACTATAATTGGAGTATTGGCTTGCCTCTTTTCGGTGGTGGACAAGCGTTTACTGTTGGCACCTTACCTGCAGGACCTGCAATCGGAATGCGAGCCTTTGTAAGCGATGCCCACAGTTCAGAATTTGGTTCTGCCCCAGTTGGTGGCGGTGGTGTGACAGTACCTGTCTTTTTCGATGGGACAAATTGGATGGTTGGTTAACTCAAAATAAGAAATAAGTTCGGACCCGCCTGGTGCGCTCGCCAACGGCAGCGTGTTGACCGAATGGATCGGTCTGGTTCTGGTTGTGGCTGCTCCTGTCTAATTTTCGCTCGCATTCGAACAGGTGTGTGAATACGGCGATGACCATTTGCCCGTGCTGCGGCAGTGAGATCGTCGGTGATCCTCTGATCGTCGACCTTGGCTCCAACATCGCCGCGTTCAAAGACAAGCATGCGCGGATGAGCCCGCATATGGCCGCGCTGCTGCACTCCTTGAACCAGGCCTATCCTGCGACAGTGACCTTCGATAAGCTGATCAGCGATGTTTACGGCGTTCTGGAACCGGACAGAGCCAAGGATAACGTTCGCCAGATAGCACATCAGTGCAAGCGCGCCATCGACGCGTTCGGCTTTCGCATCGAGGCGGTCTGGACGGTTGGCTACAAGCTCGTCAAGCCGCGCTGATTAAGCTCACTCTTCTGGTGTTATAACGGAGCAAGAAAATGGGCCTCATTCTTCTCATCATCGTCATCCTGGATCTACCGGCAAAGGGACTGGGCGTCATATCATATGCTTCATTTTAAGTCCTATAGGCGGTGGTCATGGGTAACAATCGGATATAAGATAAAAGGAGAAAATGCTATGCTCGGAACCATATTGCTTGTTTTTGCGTTTGTAATCATGTGCCTAGCGGCTGCCAACTGGCCTGCTGCGAATGCAGGGCGCTGGACGCTAGGTTGGCTGGCGCTGGCTTTCTATTTCGCCTCGATACTTTTCGGCGGCGGATCAATCGAGCGCTTCTTCCATTGATGGATCGCTATCAGATAAGCTTCGTCGTCATCGTGCCGATAGTCGTCGTGGCGGTGTATGTGTTCATGAGGCTGACGGATCGGTGGCCGAAGCCAGAGCGACGGTGTAGGATGAGACGACGCAGATCTGCTACGGCACTGGGCTGGACGGTCGTCCTGCTGGCGATCGCCTACGCTGCCTATTTTCTGACCATGGGCAGCGGCATCCTGTGGACATGCAAGGGAGATGACTGCGGGGTCGTTCGATCGGAAGAATGAGGCATGCTTATCCGGTTGCCACACATAAACGCTAACACCTACTAGCTGTAGAGGCACGAACAATGAGCAATAGCGGTGATCTTAGGATGCTTGGAGTATGTGACGGCTTCGCACATGCCATCGTGTACCTACGCCGAGAGATGGGTGCGGTCCGCTATCGTCCAATCAACCCGCGTCATGTGCGGCGCATTGCCGCCCGCGAGGCGAAGCTAAGACCGTTGCGTGAGATCGAAGCGTGGCTTGTAAAACAGCACACGAACACAAAGGCAGCTTATGAAAAGTCGAGAGAGCCGCGACCACAAGATGCAGTGCCGTGTGTCTAAACCGGATAAGCATAGAATGAGGGATAGGAGACGGGAATGAACTTTCACGTTGGACAGAAAGTGGTTTGTGTAAGCGATGATTTTGTCGGGAAGTGCGGCGAGATTTTCCCCGTCGTCGGCGGTGCCTATACAATTCGTTGCTTTGATGAGCCAGAACCGGACGGAACGACTTTTATCTTTTTGGTCGAAATTCTTAATATAGCAGACGAATATGATGATGACGACTTCGGCGAATGTTCATTTGCAACTGAATGTTTCCGACCGGCCGTCGAACGCAAAACTGATATCTCGATCTTCACTAACATGCTGAAAGACGTGCGCTAGAAAGAGCCCGTTTAATGACAATTGCGGCCAGCGGTTCTCCGACCCCCAGCCGCATAGGCGGCGCCAGGTGGTCCCCCTCATCCCTCGCCTGGCGCCGCTGCCTCTTTATAAAGGAATACCCCATGCCAGATGACAACATCGCAGTCCTGCAGAAGATTCTTGGAGTGCTGAATACTGGCGAGTCCAACCTGGACAAGCTGCTGAGCTGCGCCGTGATTGGGTTGACGTCTGCTGCGGAGTTTGAGCTTGTAGAGCTGCAGTCGCAGCAGACGCCGCCGCCAGTGAGCGGCACTCAGTATGCGCGTGCGGCGTATGATGCTACGCTAGCTGCGTGGGGCCGTCGCGGGAGCCGCCACGGCGGCAGCCTCACGGGGTTCTTCAACGAGGTGCTGCTGAACCAACAGCAGATGATGTCCCTTCTCAACCAGATCTTAACCCAGGAGAATGCAATGGCCGTAGACCTCACTAGCCTGACTGCCGAGGTGGCGAACAACACCACCGTCGACGGAAGCATCGTCACTCTCATCAACAACCTGGCGACGCAGATCGCCGCCATTCCCAGCACGGATGCCGCCACCCAGACCGCGCTCACGGCCTTGGTGACGACGTTGCAGACCAACGACGCGGCCATCGCCGCGGCGGTCGTGGCCAACACGTCGGCCGCGCCGACGCCGAGCCCTGGCTCAGCGCCGGCCTCTGGCCAACGTCGCCCCGGCGAACGCCGGTAACTTCCCACCCACAACTCAAAGGAGTAACGACAATGTCTGTACATGATTCTGGCCCCGGCACCTATCAGGGCAAGCCCATCACCATCGTGCGCAAGGCGGAGCAAGGCGCACGATGGTGCGACGCCAAGAAAGACCAGGTCGTCATCATGAAGGACGGCAAGGAGCAGACCGTCAACCGCGCCGACGTGGCGTAGTATGAAGTCGCGTTTGTTGCTTACCGCGTTAGTGCTGGCTTGGGCGGCTAACCCCGCCCTCGCCCAGCACGGCAGCGGCCACGGAGGTGGCGGAGGATTTTACGGAGGTGGCGGCTTTGGGCCTCACGGCCCAAGCCCAAGCCCAGGTGGTGGAGGCGGCGGCTTCGGGCCTCATGGCCCTGGCCCAGGTTTTCATCCTCGTGGCTGGGGCGGTATGATCCCCGGCTACGGTTGGTACACCTGTCTCGATCCGCTCGACCCCTACTACTATCAGTACTGCTACTGACAAGCCGTGATGCCTATCCACGTCACGTGCTGTGAATGTGAAGGTGAGACGTGGTTTGATGGCGCCGGTAAGGAAGTCTATCAGTCAGAAATAGGGGCGACACTTTGAATCTGACCTGTGAGGAAATGGTGAAGCTCGGCTTACGCACGGTGGAAGATTGCCATCATCATTATTTTGTCTCCGGTGCTGTGTTCATCGTAGGGTTGTTGGTTTTTGGTTGCTTTGTTATGGCGATGAAGGAATAGGAGCCATCGTTGGCACGTACAGGACTACAGCGGCTTGATGCAATAATCCCCGCAATAGAACGCGGTGAGTCATTCGAAAAGCGCATTCCTGCGGCTGGCACATTAATCGACTACGCGGACCTCATGGCGGAAGCTATAGCGATGGCCAAAGATGCCCGTATGGCGGAAGCTATAGCGATGGCCCAAGATGCCCGTAGCCTAGAAACGGTCGGCCGCAACGGCCGCAAGGTAATGTCAGTTGAAGAATTAAAGGCCGCTCATTGTATGAACGTGGCTCGCATCTCATATCTTGCCGCTAAAGAGCGGTTGGCGCATGGGAACCAAAGAAGGCGCACGAGAGGAAAATTTGCTTAACGCGATCCGCGCAAGGAACTTAGAGGCCAAGCCCTATGGCGGCATCTGTCCACCGACCTCTGAGCAAATTTGCGCCAGTCCGATTTGCCCACGCCGTCCACCATTAGGATATGTTCCTCCGCAGACAATGCCTTGAAGAAATAGGAACGGTTATGGCCCCTAGCGAAGTTGCAAACGAGCTGATGATGATGGCCGCAGGGCGATCCGTCCAAACCCAATTTGGCTGGTCGCATCCTGATTGCGAAGTTCTAATGGAGGCCGCGCGACTTATCCGCTGTGAGCCCGAAAAGATTGATGTTCCGCCAGAAGCCGTTGCATGCTGGGCAATGGGCTGGCGTGGTCCATGAGCGCTGGCTCAGGAAACAAAGCCGAGTAGGAAGGATGCAAGCGGCACTCTCGTAATAGGGAGACCAGCCGCATGCCGGTGGAATTCCGGTTCAATTTTTCTAACGAGAGCTTTTGTGGCCGAAAAATTCCTCCTTGACAGAGATCACGCCCCCCGCTAAGAGACTGGCGCGATTCACTCCCACCGTGCTGCCACTGCCCGGCTCGCGCATCTGCGACCAAAGGCGAACTGGCGAAAGCCGAAGCGAGCCGAGTAGGAAGGATGCGAGCGGCACTCACAGGTAAAGCGCGACGGGGATCAAAAATTGTCCCTCCGCCGCGTGACGCCTTAAGGAGACCAGCCGCATGCCGGTGGAATTCCGGTTCAATTTTTCGAACGTGCGGAATAGACGTTTCCAAAGACCGGCTGCTACTCACGGGTGCCGGCGGTTCAATCGGTTGCCATACATCGACGTGGGGACCTGACCATGTTTCAATTTCTCATTGACTCCGCGTTCGCCGGTATCTGGGCGGAAGTTTGGACGCTCGGAGGTTAGCGTTTTCTGGCGTCACGTATCCGCCGGGCGCACGCAACGGCCGAACTGAAAAGCAACGCCGCAGTAATCAGGAGAAATTTCTTCAGGGCGGTAGGATTTGAACCTACGACCCCCGGAGTCCGGGTCCCGGGTCCGGTACTCTACCAGCCGTCGCCGCTTGGCCCCGCCGAACTGTCGAGTCAATTCAACAAGTGGGCCGAGCAGGTCCCGTGGCTACGTGTCCCAGCTCGGTGCCAAGGAAGCTAGAGCACAGGACCGCGCTGCTGGGATGACACCGGCGCAAAGAGGGGCGAGCACGCAGGTGCTTCGCTCATGCGAAGAAGAAAAAAAGATGACTGGCGCGCGGGCCAAGCGGCGAGCCATAATCGCGGCCGTCTTCTTCGCCGGCCTCATGCTCGGCGCGTTCCTGTCGGAGGTTCGGCAGGAGATAGCCCACCACATTCACAGGTCGGGAGATAGCGCATTTATCCCTTGACAGCATTTACGGGTTGCGCGCATATGTTGGAGTCTTGGAAGCCCCTGCCCGGCCCGATGCCCTATTGGGTCTGGCAGAAACGGCGAAACGAGATGCGGGTCACGGACCTGATTCGCAAGAGCGTCGTATTTATCGGCCATCGCGGCGTTGACGACAGCTTTTGTCCAGACGGCACGGGATTTTTTCTCGTCCTTCAGGCTTACGAAGCCTCATTCCCCTATATCGTCACCGCAAAACACGTGATCGATCAGGCGGCAGGCGAAGAGCGTTTGAACGACATCTTAATTCGAGTGAATACGACGGCCAGCGACGTCGACTATATTAAAACCAAGATAGCAAAATGGCATATGCATCCTGACCATCTAGAAGAGGGTAAAAAGCGAAAATACATTGACGTTGCGGCGTATAGCGTCGTCAACTACCGCGACTGGGCTAAAAGCGATCTGCATAAGTATGATTTCACTTTCACCATTGAGGAAGATGTCTGCACCGATGATATCATTAAGAAATACGCGATTGGGCTCGGGGATGAGGTGGTGATACCTGGGCTTTTTCTTTCACACATCGGCACCCAACAAAATATTCCGGTTGTGAGAACTGGAAACATTGCGGCCGATCGGGGCGAGCACATTCCTACAAGCTACGGTCCAATGGACGCCTACCTCGTGGAGATGCGTTCAGTTGGAGGGATCAGCGGGTCGCCTGTCCTCACTCAAATGGCTGTTCGGCCAGAATCCCTGCACCCCGGAACTGACATCGAAACCACGCTAGAGAAATCCGAAAAAGCTCATTTTCTGTTGGGATTAGTGCACGGGCACTATACTATCACCGCGCAAGAGGAGTGGGTTTTCAAGACGAACCAGCATGTTGGCAACATCAATGCTGGTATTGCGGTTGTCGTTCCCTACTCCAAGATAATGGAAACGATATTGCAGTCATCAACCTTTGGTGAGGGCCAGGAAATGGCAAGGCAGTATAGCGAAGCTGTGAATTCCCGCTCGAAAACGGTAGCAGACAGTGCCAAGCCTACCTCCTCCTCTTCTTCAACTCCTTCGGACGACGACGTCAATCCACGTCACCTAGAGGATTTCACACGTCTTGTAGACGTGGCAGCGCGAAAGCGACCACGAGGCGATCAAACATAGCATGCTTATCCGGTTTCAACATGCAGGCTCTAGGGATTGACGGGTGCCATGACTGACATTCGGGTGCGTCCACTCGCCGCTATACAGCCCGTCATAGGTCGGGCTTTCCCCGTTTGCGCCGATGCCCAAGAGCGAGCGGAAGGCGTTGAACGGGTAGAAGCGGCGATTGAAACGGAAGGTAAATTCATTGAGGTAGGCTTGCAGGTGCTTAGGCTCGATGCGCCCGTGGTGAGTACCTTGCAGCCAAGCCTTGAGGTTGCTGAAAACAAGGTGAACGATAGGCAGGTATTCTTCGGCCACCTCGGGCTTGTTCGACTCGACAACCGGCATGTGGGCGTAGCCGCGATCAGCCAGCGAGTTGTAGCCGCCCCAAGCGTCGGTAACGACCATGTTGGACGTAGGATCGACCGCTGCCTCTACAAAGCCGCACAGGGACTTGGCGGTACGGTCGGGGACAATTTCCAGCCTGAGACGGCCAGCGTAGCGCCCGCCACGCCTTTCGGGCTTGTCGCCCTTCTTGGGCGGTCTGGTGCGAACCTCGACGGCGGCGACCACAAGCGTCTTTTGGTCGGCATGTGGGCCTTTGCCCTCCCCGCGCAGCACGCCGCCGATATAGGTTTCGTCGATTTCAATATGGTCCCGGCCCGAAATGCTGCCGCCGATCCGGTCGCGGTCTTGGCGCACCATACCGGCGCGAAGCTTGTGCAGGATGCCAAAGGCAGTTTCATACCGGGTCAAGCCAAGCTGGCGCTGGAATTGAACGGCAGACAGGCCGGGCGTCATGCTGGAAATGAGGTAAGCGCCCCAAAACCAAGTCGTCAGCGGTGTATGGGTGCGCTCCATGACCGTGCCGACCGTCAGAGAGGTTTGCTTACGGCACTTCCGACACGCCAGCACAAGCGGGCGTTTGGCAATGCGTACAGGCTCGCCACGGGCTTTGCAGTGCGGGCATTGGAAGCCGTCAGGCCATTTTGCGCCTTCCAGATAGCGACCGCAGGCCGCGTCGTCCGGGAACAGTTTTTGGAACTGCGGCAGGGACTTGGGGAAGGGCAGGTGTTCCCATTTGTGAATGTCGTGGGTCATGTGGCTAGTAGAATTTCCGTTCAAGATAAATCTCCCCGTCGAAGTGATCAAAGGGACAACACTCAAGCTCTTTGTCGGTCGTCTCCGGGTCAACAAGACCATCGCAAGCCCATACACCATGGCCCTCATATTCGAGCGTGCCGCCGCATACAGGGCATTTCTTCGGAACAAATCGTCCGTTGTTATCTCTCGGTGATAGGGGCGTCAGGGATTTAGGGAAAGGCAGTTTTTCCCAGTTGTGAATGTCGTGGATCATAAAATGCGCCTCTTATTTATGGTCAATGCGTTCAATCTCAGCGACGATCAAAGCGCCAGCGCGGACAAGGTTGCGGCGGCGTCCTTTTGGTTTCCACCAACTTGCATCCCACGGCCATTGAGCCAGCTTAATGCCAAGCGCGTAGCAACCTGCTGCGCGTGCCAATTCCCCGTCAATGTGTTTGGCGTCATGTTCGGGCGTCCACCCCTCGCCTTCAATCTGGCGCTTGCGTTCGGCAGCAATTTCATCAATCGCGCTCATGGCTTAGGCCCTAATCATATCGGCTTTAGAAATTTTCAGACCTTGGTGCCGGGCGATTGCTACCCCGCGCTCTTGGGCGGCCTGACGACTTGTATAGCCGTGGTCGGCATATCCATTTACCACCACCCCATAAAGCGTTTGCCCCGTCGATTGTGGAAGTTCCACGATCTGAATTTTGGCGGTAGCCGGGTTGGTTGGAACAGAGTTAACGCCGACTTGATGTGAGGCTCCGGCACCTATCCGTTTGGCAAAGCCCCGCGCGGCCTCCTTAGTGAAAACTCCGCCCCGGCTTTCGCTTCCGTGTCCTTTTGCGTCTTTCATGGAACTCTCCTGTTATTTCGTCTGTTAGAACTGTAAACGCGCCGATGACTACCAGCGCGATTATGATGCCGACCCCCCAAACTAGGCCGCGCGGGAGCAGAGTATTTCCAACCCAAATTAGATCGCCCATTGGCCACGCTCCTATTTTAGAAAGCGTGTGTTGTACCGAAACGAGCAATCGGCCTCTATCGGCATGATGTAAGTCCCGACGCTCATCAGCCAGCGCCCGATATAAAATCTCAGTCGTTTCACGGTCGCTCCCTTTATTGGCCCGTTTTGGCCTATGCCCTTATCTAGCACAGGTGGGTGCATGTGTCAAGCGGATAAGCATAAAACATAGGGAATTCCGCTATCCGACCTTCCGAATGATTTGGTCAGTCTCGGCGATCTTGAACGTGTTGGCATCAATCTGATTGACGTGCGACCCGTCGTCTAAGAGCAAAAATTGCCGCGGGCCGCCGGGCCGCATTGGTTGGATATATTTCCTGAAACTGCTTAAAGGTGTGTTTGGCCATGACCATGACCCCTATTTTTATTGGAATGTCGGCTGCTTCGCGTCAGCGGAAATCAATTCTAAGACGCCTTGGAGTTTTGCGGCTGCCGAACGGTTCGCGAGCTTTCCAGTTCTCAGATTGGCTTCTATTGCCGTCCGAAGCATTTGTTCTGCCTCGGACTTCGGCAAAAGCCCGTTCTGGACCAAAGTCCAAAAAGAGAGTTGCGGGAGCATATAGGCCGCGATAGCGGTTCCTGATACGTCGTCAATCGGACTGAGTTTGGCCATAGGATTATCCCCCTACCTGCGATTGTGGGACCGCGCCATCTACGACAGCTCAGCGCTACGAGATCCGCTCTGTGACCAACAGCCTGCAGTACACACCAGGCGACTACTTGGACACGCCTGCGGTACAGGCGCTGATCGACGACGTCAGGTGGGGCGTCACCATTATCGCGCCTAACTTGGCCATTCCATTCGTGCCGTCATCGTCATGATGGAAGTATTAACCATGATCGTCGTCGCCCTGGGCACCGAGCTGGTGATCATCAGCATCGTCGGCTGGGCGCTGGAATCCAACACGGGTTAGATGATGGGTAAGCTGACGCTGTTCCGCGACAACCTCGTCAACTTCGTGACGGGCCTCGGCACGTGGAAGGACCCGTCAGCAAGCCTGCGCTACAATTTGAATTTGGTCCAACGTGACCAGCTGGAGAACGCCTACCGCAGCGACTGGATCTCCAGGCGGCTGGTTGACGCGCCGGCCGACGACGCCGCCCGAGAGTGGCGCCAGTGGCACGCGTCCCAGGACCAGATCGAGGTCATCGAGGACGTCGAGCGCGAGCACAACATCCAGAAGAAGCTGCGGCTGGCGCTGATCCGCGCCAGGCTGTACGGCGGCGCCGGCATGGTGCTGGGGGTGGACGATGGTAAGCCTGCGGAGGAACCACTGGACATCGACGCCGTCGGCAAGGACGCGCTCAAGTTCGTGGTGGTGATGAACCGCTACGAGCTGGCCGCGGGACCTCGCATCTACAACGTCGAGTCGCCGTGGTACACCTACCCAGAATACTTCACGGTGCAGTCGCCGCTGTTCGGCTTCTACGGAGAGAAGGGGAACAGTCAGCCCGAGAGCTGGCAGGGGCAGGCCGGCGATCCTGCGCGGCAGGAGACGCCGCAGTCAGGCATGGTGCGCATCCACCCCAGCCGCGTGGTGCAGTTCGCCGGTGCCGAGCTGCCTGACTGGCGGCTGGTGCCGCTGGGCGGCCTGTGGGGTGATAGCATCTTACAGGCGGTTGAGGACATCCTGAAGAAGTTCGGCATGACCGTCGGCGGCCTGGCCGCCATGGTCAACGATGCCAAGATGGACGTGGTCAAGATACCAGAGTTCAGCAAGAAGATCTCCACGGCCGAGTACGCCAACCAGCTGATCGGACGCTTCAGCGCTGCCAACCAGGCCAAGTCTGTCATCAACACGCTGGTCCTCGACACCAACGAGGAGTGGGAGCGGGTGCAGACCAACTTCGGCGGCGTGCCGCAGGTGTTGGAGAAATTCATGACGCTGGCCTGCGCGTCCGCCGGCGTGCCGTTCTCACGGGTGTTCGGCCAGCAGAGTCGCGGCCTCGGCGGCAACGAGCACAGCGGTGCCAGCAGCGACGTCAAGAACTACTACGATATGATCGCTGCGGACCAGAAGAATGTCTACACCCCGGCGCTGGACACGCTCGACCAGGTGCTGCTGCGCTCCGCGCTAGGCAAGTTCGACCCCAACGTCTACTACGAGTGGAACCCTCTGTCGCAGCCCGACCCCAAGGAGATCGCGGCCATCAGCTTGCAGAAGGCCCAGGCCACGCAGGTCTATATGACGGGTGGCTTGATCAACGAGGACGCACTGCGCGCCGCCGTAGTCAACCAGCTGATCGAGGACGGCGTCTATCCTGGGCTGGAAGACGCCATCGACGAGTTCGGCGAGGAGCCGGATGAGCCCGACGGCAGCTTCGACCCGCAGTCTGGTGCCCCCATCCCCGGCTCACCGGTCCAGGCAGCGATGGAACAGATGAAGGCGAGCGGCAACGGGGGCGACAAGCAGGTCGGTGACGCCAAGGAGCCGACGCGGCGGCCGTCGCTGATGCGAAAGCGCACGTATCGTGACTTCAGGAAGATGAGGGATAGCGCGGAGTACTTCGACCGCCTGTCACTTCTATCTGTTCGAGATGCTATCCCGCGCACGCTGTACGTGCGGCGTGACGTGCTAAACGGCGACGACATTGTGAAGTGGGCCAAGGCGCAGGGTTTCTCCACCACACTCCCAGCGGCAGCTATGCACGTCACCATCGCGTTCTCAAAGACGCTGGTTGATTGGATGAAGATGGGCAACGACTATACCGGGGACGACAGGGGTCGATTCACCGTGCCGCCCGGCGGAGTACGGCTGCTGGAGCGGCTAGGCGACGCCGTGGTCCTCATGTTCTCTTCGTCGCAACTGGCCTACCGCCACGAGGGCATGAAGAAAGAAGGTGCTAGCTGGGACCATCCTGAGTACCAGCCGCACATCACGGTCAGCTGGGATGTGCCCGAGGATTTTGATCTAGATGCTGTCGAGCCATACCGTGGGCCGATAAAGCTGGGGCCAGAGATATTCGAGCCGGTGAAGGAAGACTGGAAGTCGACCATCCACGAGGACGCAGCAGAGTGAGCGACGTATTCGACCCCTACGCGGTGCTCGACCCGCTTCGCATGGAGCGGCAGATCAATGAGCTGTCAGCCGGCGGTGGCTCTGGAGTCAGCGTCACTGACGCCGGCAACGGCAACGTCGTCGTCACTCCGTCGCCCGGCACTGGCACGTTCACGCTCGACGTGAACCCAACGCAGATGCACATTGGAGCTGTTCTCATAACGTCGTCTGCAGGAGGAGTTGGCTTGGCTGCCCCAAGCGGCGTTGCCGGGATAGCTGGGGAGATCGCTGAAGTGGTCGGACCGAGCAGCCAAGCACTTCAGATCAATAGCACTGGTATTATCCTGGTGGGGCTGCCGTCTTCTGACCCACACGTTCTTAATGCGCTGTGGGTTGAGTCCGGTGGAGCATTGATGGTGAGCGCGGGATGATGACCGAAGACCCCACTCCGAAGAAGCCCGGCAACATTGCCAAGCCGGACTCCCGGCCGCCGCCGACCCAGGGCGGCATCACGCCGACCACCAACGTCGGGGCCAAGCGCGTGCAGATCAAGCCGACGCCCGCGGCGCACGAGCCTCCGAAGCCGGAGGATAAGCCGTGAGGGAGCAGCAGACGCAGCAGCTCGCCTACGAGAAGTTCTGGCCGTCG